CCCTGCTCGGTGAGTGCCGCTATGGCCTGCTCACGTTGATACTGGGAGAGCCTTGTGCTCCACCAGTTCCGCATCCACGATCTCTGCGTCACGCCTGGAGGCATTCGCCCGCGCCGCCTCCTGGAGAGCCAGGAGACGTTCGGTGATTTCCTCTGCGCTTGGCAGCGCGATGCGATGCTCGTGCTCGACCCGCGATGCGAGTCCCTTAGCCCGAGCGATCTTGTCATCAAGCACCCCGACGACGGTAGCCAGCTGCGGCGCGGTTGCGTTGGGCAGCTTACGTTCCATCTCTGCGAGTGCCTTGTTACGTACTCGTTCCGCGTCCTGGATGAAGTCGCCGGAAGACTGCTCCAGCTCCTCCAAGGACGGGAGGTTCTTGTCGGCCTTCCAGTCCTCGTGCCAACGGCGGATTGTGGAGCGCGGAATCCCTGTTTCCAGGGCCGTGCGCTTCACGTTACCGCCGTTGACTTCGAGGATCGTGAAGACCTGAGCCTTCTGCTCTGCGGAGTATGAGGTCTTGCCTGCCATTACTCCCCTTCCGAGGAGGCGGCCTGCTCAGCCTGCTGCTCCTTCAGCGCCTGATTCCGCTCATTGTGAGCGAGGCGCTGCTGATGCAGCTCCTCTGCGTGGCTCATCTTCTGTGTCGCAGCATCGTCCGCCTGTCCGGCCGCCTTGTGGGCAAGCGCGGACTTGTGAGCGACGGCCATGGCAGCCAGGTCATGCTTGTCCTGCTGCTGCTGCATGTTAAGGAGCTGCTCGGCCTGGGTGAGCGGGTCATTGCCCGCCTCATCCGTATCCGGCTTGTCCATGGAGTCGGTTACCCACGTCTCCAGTGGCTGCTCCGCCATCTGCTCCGGCGTGATGCTGGTGATTCCTGCGGCGTTGAGCATCTCCGCCGCTGCCGTTGGGCCGAGCGTGCCCTTCAGGCCCAGGTTGATGCTTGGGGCCTTGCCCTCTGGCTGCGGTGCCTGTGCCTGGAGCGCCTGTGCGGTCGCGTTGTAGTGGTCGATGAACCCGCGCTGCAGCTCCGGTGGGAGCTTCTCGAAGGTCACGCCCATCATGAACGACCCGTGCGTCTCCAGGTGGGTCTGCAGATCCTCGAACGGCTGCGGCTGAACCGCTGCCATCTCCAGCACCTGCTGTGCCCACGCCTGCTTCTCCTCCGGGGTATCCGGCACGCCGTCCTGGTTCACGTCGGCGGTCGGATCGGCCATTGCCGCCTGAACCTCCTGCATCGCCTCCTGTAGCGCGATCTGATTCAGCGGCTGCCCCTTGAGGAGCTTCTCATTCTCGCGGAGGGCCATATCCTCGGCCTGCATCATCTTGGTCTGGATGCCCTGGAGGTCGGCCACGTCCATCATCTTCAGCGCCTGGCGGGGGTCGATGAGCTGGCTCTGTACCAGCCACTCGATCCGCGCCTGCCGCCCCGCCCGCGTGCGAGGCAGGCCCGAGGCGTCCTCAGCGTGGAAGCTGTAGCCGCCCGAGATATCGCTGTTCTTGAACTTCTTCACCTGCACCGTGCCGCCGCTGCCGACGATCTTCAACAGTCGCGGCTCGATGTAGTACTCCGCCGCGTACGAAGCCATGATGTGGCCCGCGCGCACAAGTGCCCCCTGCATCCTCTGGATGATCGGGGCCACCTGGTCTACACTCGCCTCCTGCAGCAGGTCGATAGCCACGCCAGCCTCCACGTTCGGAGGCACGTCGCCACGCGACACGGCCTGCATGTTGAACATGCGGTCGATCCGGTTCTGGATGTCCTGCAGGTGGTTGAACACGTACGGAGGAAGCTGCGGCATCTCACGCCACTCCGGCTTCTGGTTGGCCACGGGGCTGTACTGGAATACGGCCCCCGGCTCGTCCGTCAGCCGGTCACGCAGCGAGTTCACCGGCGCAATCATCTGCGGCTTGATGGTGAGGTTCTTGTGCTGCACGATCTGCGAGATGGTGCGGTTCAGCTCCTTCTGGAGCGGGCGCACGTCCGTGACGAGCGGCTCGTCCAGTGGGGAGTTAGGCCGCTCGATGCCTGGGAACTTGACCAGGGGGAGTTCATCGAACGGGAAATTCCACGGCTCGTCCATGAGGATCTTGTCCGGCCCCTCGATCCAGACCACATAGCGGCCCTGCGGGAGCGCTGCTGTCTTGCGGTGATACATGATCCACACGTCCTTGGTCACCGGGAGGGGCTTATCCTGCCCCTGGCGGGTCGCGGACAGTCCCCACGGCAGCCCTGTGCTCGCATCCTCTGACGCGCCATCAGGCTTGACCAACGCACCCCAGCGGGCGTAAATCTCCGAAGGATCCATGGCGTGCTTGCAAATAGCGAACTCGGCATCCTCGAAGGTCGCTGCCGCTGGATCGAGAATCACGTTCTCTCCCGGCATGACCTCGACGGTGATGTCGCCTAGGTTGACCGTCTGCGAGTACTGCTTCGGATCGCCTCCGAGAGCCTCGATCTCCTCCTTGAAGATATCAGCCATCACAGGATCGGTGATCGGCTGGCCCGTCTGCGGATTGATCAGGAACGATGTTCCCCTACCTGCGTACGGATCCCAACTGATCTTCCAGTAGCCCTGCGAGAGCTGCGCATTCACGAGCGCACTCTGGAGCTTCGACTTCATGTCGAACTCCCGCCACCAGTAGGCGTAGAGCGCCTCGGCCATCTGCGCGGCCTTCAGATCCTTGTCGTCGCCCGAATCCGGGGTTGCGGTGATAACGGGCTTCGTCTTGACGAGCTGCGCCACGTAGGCCATCACGCCCGCCTTGATCTGGTTCGAGGTCAGCCGTACCTTGAAGCGCGGCTGCATCGAATCTCCGAGGCCGAAGTTCAGATCCTGAATTTCGCCGGTGATCGGGTTGGAGATGATCCACTGGTTGCCCTTGTAGAACTCCCGGTTCATCTTCCACTCGATACGATCCTTGCCTAGCGCGGCGTACAGCTTCTTGCGCTGGCTAGCCAGGTCGCCCGGCTGCTTTGCGTATCGGATGCTGTCCATCGACTTCTTTTCAGCCACGCGACCCTCCTTCCTTAGCTAGCGCGGATTTCCGCGTTGAGGAACCCGATCTGACGTAGCCCCTCCTCCAGAGCGGCCTCATCAATCAGGCCCATCTCGTGGGCGTCTCGCAGATCCTGCTCGTCATCCCCAACGAACATCGCCATATCCGGCGACGGCGGGGGCGGAGCCGGGGCAACCGGGGTGCCCGGTGCACCGATCTGCGCCGTCAGATGCTCGATCCAGGCAGTGAGCGCCTCGACCGTTCGCTGATGCTCCTTCTTGAGGTCGTCGTAGACCTTACGGCTGATCCACATTAGGCCCGAGGGTCGATCTTGACCGCTCCCGCGACGAGGGATACGGCGTAGCCGTTGACGGCCGCCGTGTCGATCAGCTCGCGCAGTTCGCGCGCATCGAGCGTGGCATTGGCTGCCGTGATCTGACTGCTGGCTGCGCCGGTGCTGGCGTGCGTCTTGCGATTCAGGTCGAGATACTTCGTCAATTCGTTGTGTGCTGGCATTTTCCCTCCTTACGGCAGCTTCACGGTTTCGTCACGGAGCTGCTGCTCTACTAGCGCCAGCGCCGCCTTGGCCTTTCGAGCGTGACGCTTCCGAAACCCCGGCAGATGGAGGCCGTAGACGGCCTCGGCCAGGGACTTCGAGAGGTCACGCTCGATGAGGATGTCCTTCTTCTTCGGATTATCATCGTGCACACGCACGATTGCGAGCTTGAGCACGATGCCTCCTTAGATTTCGAGCCAACGCGCGCCGACCGTCCACACGTCCACTAGGGCCGTGTGGGCAACCTCACGCTCGATGTCGATGCTGATGCCGCCGTTGGAACCGGCGGGTAGAATCAGACCATTACCGGGATTCGACGCCTGGAAGATCGACTGCGTAAACGCCGATCCGATGGCCTGGGTAGCATGCCAGATCGGCTTACGCAGGAACGTCGTACCGATGGTGCCGCCTCCGGTCTTGACCTGCATGGTGTTCGTCATGTCTGACGTACCGCCTGCGGTATCCACTGGCGTAATCGCCACACCGCCGGTTGGGGCAGTGGTGATCGTGGAGATGCGTACTGTGGTTCGGCCGCCGGTTGTGCTGGCGGCCGTTACAAGGCCTGCCACCCACACTTCCACGATGTAGATGTCCTTAGTGCCTGTGGATGCATGCCACAGCGCCAGCAGCTCCTTCACGCCGATGGTAATGGCGGGGGTCTGCGTGGCGATGGTCGCGTTGAAGGTGGCGAGTCGGTTGGGAATCTCGCGGACGTTGAGTACCTTCTCCGTCGAGGCCGGGGCCGTGCGAAGCGGCATGATCGTTGCCTCATCCGTACCGTCCCACAGACGAACGCGGCCTACTTCTCGTGCCGCCCGGTCGGTTACGTCCGGCGTATTCGTCGCCAGGGATACCGGCTGTGTAGCCTGCCAGAACGTACCATCTACCGTGAGCGACCCACCGCCATCGCTGACGGGAACTGCGCTCTGATCGGATGCGATGGTCACCGGCAGCGAGTTCGCCATGGTCTTCTGACCTACAAGTGCCACCGAACCATCGGACAGACGCACCCACACCGGGGTGCCGACAGGCGCGTCTACGGTAAGACTGCCCGCATTATCCGTGACAGGCCACGGGCCGGTGCCTGCGTTAGCCGTGACTGTGCCGTCTACGGTGAGGCTGCCGCCATTGTCATCGACGTGCCATGCCTGCGCCGTGACATCTCGTGCGCCCTGCTGGACGATACCGCCGCCTCCGCCGCCTCCTCCGGGCTGCGTCATGCGCTCCCACTGGAGGGTGCCGGAGTTCCAGACGTACAGCCGCGAATGCTGTACCTCTGCGACTGCGCCGCCTTCGTCAACGACTGCCGCAGGTACTTCCGCCTCGGTGTCGAGGACGTTGCGAATGTTGCTGCTGAAGGTTGGCACAGCACCCCCTCCCTAGGCCATCTCGCCAAGGTCGGGGTCGTAGACCGTCTTGGCCTTCTTGAGCTGCTGGATGTACTGTCGCGCGTGCGTCTCCAGGGAGTTGTCCTCCTCGAAGTGCTCCACGTGCGGCGACATCGGCAGCAAGATTCCAGCCACGCCTAGCGCGATTTCCACAGCGTCGAGCAGGTCGTCCCGCTGGTTCTTCTTCTCGGGGTCGAAGCTGACCCACTGGTCGATGAAGTCGCCCTGGTTCTTGCGGATCCGCACGCGGCCCGTCTTGAACAGCGGCGACATCGAGAGGATGCGCTCCTCCTTCTTACCCTTGGCGAACACCGGCACAACGTTCGGGATGCCCGGCAGGCGCGATGCCTGCTGCTCCAGCGCCCGCTGGAAGGCGTTCGACTCGACGCCGATCACTTCCGGCCGCCACTTGATGTGCCACTCCTGGATCTTGTCGATCTGCTCCGGGAATGCAATGTGCCCGAGGTAGGTATCCAGGAGGAACACCTGGCCCTGGTCGCTGATGCCGATGAGGGCCATGGCAAAATCGTCCGCGTCATCCGCAATGCTGATGGCGGGGTCGATGCCGATGTAGAGCTTCAGCTTGTACGAGTCGCCCTCGCGCGGAACGCTGATGTCGTCAGTACGCGTATCAGGATTACCGAACACGTAGTACTTGAGCCAGTCACCGTTGAGTGCCACGCCGTGCATAGCCTTAAAGCTGGCCATGTGCTCCTGGTTGAAAACAACCGGGTGCATGTGCTGACGCGCGTATTCCCACTCCTCCTGCGGAAAGTACGGATTGTCGATGCTCGTGTACTCCACTCGGAACTGATCGGGGTCGCCTAGCGGCTCGCCATGGAAGAACGTCTCATAGAACCAGTTCTCGCCCCACGGGGTGGTGGTTGTGATGACCATGCCCTGCTTATCCGACAGGGCCGGGCGTACAACGTCCCAGGCATCCTTCGTGGCAATGAACGCGGCCTCGTCAATCCAAAGGATGTCCAGGCCAGCGCCTCGCAGCGACTGCGGATCGGAGGCGGTCTTGAATTCCACGATACTGCCGTTGGCGAACTCGAACAGCTGCTGCTGCTTGTTGTACGTGTAGTCCTGATCCTTCACCAGCCCTGCATCATGTAGAACGTTCAGAAACGTGCGCAGTGATGGGCGGCCAGCCTGATAGTCCTTGGCCAGCGCCCACACCCACAGCGGGCGGTCACTTTCGATGCCGTGCCTGTCCTTATGGAACTCGGACGGGAACAGCGCGTAGAACAGTACCTCCCACGCGGCACTAAGGGTCTTGCCGCCGCGTCGCCCGGCCACTAGGTGCCGGAATCGGCGCAGGCGGCCGTCAAGATGATGTGCTCCATGGAACACGTACTGCCAGACATGCGGCTCGTACGACTTTGGCCGAGTGGCGAACCACCACAGCTTCACCGGGAAACGCGCAAGCACCTGAGGTACGGCTACTGCCGCTAGATCTGCAGCGGAGTCCTCTCCTCCAGCAAGCTTGGACTTGAAGTACCTGTCCATGTTACCTCCTCGGAGTCCGTTACCGGCTGCTCCGCTTCTTCATGGCTGACCGCTGGATAGCGGCCTTGCAAATCCTGATGGCGCTCACCTTGTCTCGGCCGTCACTGACGAGCCGCTGGACACAGCGCTCCATCTTGGCGTCGTTAGCGGCACTGTCGCCGCCCGACTTCTTGCTCATCCCGTAGGGCATTACTTCTCCGGTCGTCGGTGTCCGCAGTTCGGGCAGCGCAGCCAATACCGCTTGCAGCGCGCCTTGCACTCCGGGCATTCCCAGTCGGTAGAGTAGGCGGCCTTCGGAGCGCGCTTGCGCCCCGCACCAGTTCCGCCCTGCACATTTGTGTAGAGCATTACCGGGGCACCGCCGTCACTAGCCCGTTTGAGTACCGCAGCTCGTAAGCGTTAGCCTTGGCTACCCGGATTAGCTCCTCTAGCCGCTGTGTATCTAGATCTACGCGGGTCGAGGCGCTGTTGAGGCCAACGATCTGCCACATACCCGGCCCAATGGTGGCGTTGAGTGCCTTGACCAGTTCTGCGGGGATCACCCCGGCTGGGTCGGCCAGCAGTTCCGTAGCGGTATCGCCGTACTGGAATAGCCGGTGCTTGACCGTGAGGCCGTTGGCATCCGCGCCATCATAGTGATGCACGCCGATGCTGATGGTCACCGGCACACATGATCCCGCCGAGCCGCTAAAGGTCGTGAGGTTCAGCGTCTGCGCGCCGTCTACCCACACCTTGAGGAAAGCGTTCTTTCGCCACGCGACCTCGATCAGGTGCTCCTGACCATCTACGAAAGCCGGACTGCATGAAAAGTTCACCGATCCCGAGCTGAGGCGTCCGGCTGGAGAGAATACGCTTAGTACGCGCGCCGTGGAGAAGTAAACCTCCAAGATCTGCGCCGCTGCCGCACCGTAGACCCCGAAAACGGTGTAGTTGCCCGTCGGTGTGGTCGGGATCGTCACCGGCGTGAAATAGAACCGGGCGCGCCCTTCCTCACTCGTCGGCATGTTGCTCGTGATATCCTTGGTTGCCTGATCGGATACATCTGCAGCGCTTTGCGTTACGCAGTTGATGTAGCCTAGGCTGTCGATGCTGCAGGTGCTCGTGCCCTCGACGGTGGTGGCGTCGAAGCTGTTCACCCACTGCTGAAACTTGATCGCCACTAGTCACCCCCGTACGTATGTTCGGTTTCAGGGCATAAAAAAAAAGGCGGGGAGCTAGGATTCCCAGTCCCGACACCTGTACGCGACAACGACAGGATCAAGGCGCGAACCGCCCCCTGCCGAAGACAGAACGCGGCCATCGAGCCACTGGAAACCGCTCCCCTTCAACTTCCGAAACGTCTGAGTCAGCCACCGGTGCATGCCCGCGACGAAACCGGCCCCGAAGGGCTGATAACGCGTTGAACAAGCCGGGAACGACCTCACAGACGACTCCTTCCGTCTCCAGTTCTGCGGCGAAGTAACCCTCTGCCACTGCCACGTACAAGTACTGCCGGGAGTAGTTCCACCTAACTCCCCATGGTACACGACGTAGGAATCGAACCTACCTCAACTGCCTTATCAGAGCAGCGCTAGCGACCAGCTAGCCTCTCGTGCATGGCTCCGCGACTTGGATTCGAACCAAGATTGCCCGGTTAACAGCCGGGCGTCCTGCCGTTGAACGATCACGGAATGGTGAATCCCCAAGGACTCGAACCTTGATTGCCGGGGTAAGAACCCGGAGGTCTGCCAATTGACCTAGAGATCCATGGCTGGGTGTGTAGGGATCGAACCCACGTTTCCTGGTTCAGAGCCAGGCGTCCTACCGTTAGACGAACTCCCAATGGCGACCCTGACGGGGATCGAACCCGCCTCACCGGATAGACAGTCCGGTTGCCTCACCAGATGCATACAGAGCCATGGCAGCCCGACGGGGTACTGACCCCCGACCTCCCGGTTGAGAGCCGGGTATCCTTCCACTAGACGATCAGGCCATGGTGCCAGTCCTAGGAATCGAACCTAGCGTGCCGTAGGCGACGGTTTTACAGACCGCTTGCGCACCTTGCGCGCGACTGACATGGGAGCGGAGGGGGAGTTGAACCCCTTACACGAGGGCTTATGAGGCCCGGTGACACACCGGTGCACTCCGCATGGAGCGTTCGACGGGATTCGAACCCGTTACGCCTGGTTGGAAGCCAGGAGTGTATCCATCAACACCTCAAACGCATGGTGCCCCAGGAGGGAGTCGAACCCTCACGTCCGGTGGACACTGGTTTCTGAAACCAGCGCGTCTGCCAATTCCGCCACCGGGGCATGGTGCAGCGACCAGGACTCGAACCTGGGACGCGCGCCTTTTCAGAGCGCCGCTCTACCATCTGAGCTATCACCGCATGGAGCCAGTTAGAGGAATCGAACCCCTGCCACTACCGTACGAAGGGAGTGTGCTGCCACTGTCACTAAACTGGCATGGTGGAGCGCCGGGGAATCAAACCCCGCTCGGAAAGGTGCAAGCCTTCCTCCGCCTTCAGGACGTGCCCCATGGAGCGTCCGACGAGATTCGAACTCGTCCCTCTGCGTTGGCAACGCAGCGTGCTAACCGCTGGATCACTACGGACGCATGGTAGGCGATGAGGGCTTCGAACCCCCGACGCGCGGTGTGTAAAACCGCCGCTCTCCCTGGCTGAGCTAATCGCCTATGGTTGCCCGCGCTGGGTTCGAACCAGCGACCTTCGCCTTCGCAGGGCGATGTTCTTCCGCTGAACTAGCGAGCAATGGACGCCAGTGAGGGAGTCAAACCCCCGACGCGTAGGTTCGAAGCCTACCGCTCTTTCGCTGAGCTAACTGGCGATGATCGTGTCGTTGTAAGCCGGATTCTGTCGTGCGCACACATCTACCTCACCCGAAGGTGGCCCCATCTACAGGGGCTGCCGCTACCATATTTGCGTTGCTTCCCGCTGCCTTACTGGTTCTAATGGCCGTCGAACCAGGAGCTGCACGTGGGAGCGTCCCACGACCAACCACCCTTGTTCATATTGGCCTCCCAGGGTCGCGTCGAGCGTTTGGTGTAGAAGTCCGGACTTTCCTCGACGGGGGAATCACCCGCCGCGTGTGCGTGTCGAGACACGAAATGGACGCCCCGGTGGGATTCGAACCCACGTAACCGCTTTAGGAGAGCGGTGCTTAGTCCTCTAGCGAGGCGATGGCGGAGTGCGGTGGACACGATCCACAGGCCGTTAAGCCCGTATCGCTTAGCAGGCGAACCCCCGTCCTCCGAGGTTCACACTCCATGGCGGACGGTAGAGGAGTCGAACCCCTACGGCCTTGCGACCATCACCGAGTTCGAATCGGATAAGCGCGCCAATGCGACCGTCCGTGGACGCTACTGGGGAGTCGAACCCCGTCGAGCGGTTTGCAGCCGCTCTGCTCTCCGTCTGCTCTGTAGCGATGGTCAGGACGGCAGGAATCGCACCTGCGCTCTCCCGGATCCGAACCGGGTGACGATCTACCATGCCCTCGTCCTGATGGTCAAGGTGGTGAGACTCGAACTCACG